TATTAATTGTTTATTACTATTATAAGATAAAATATATAAATCAAGAGCAAGTGGATTATATTGTGGAATAGTAGCTACTGTTTGTTGTGGTGTTCTATTAATATCTTGAGAGATATAGGCTTTAGCTACAGTACCATAATCAGAAGGCATTGATAATGCTCTTACAATATAATCATCTTTAGTTACAGCTCTTAATTGAGTTGAATAAGAATATAATGCATTTTGGCGAATTTCATCTGTTGTATCTCCATTTCTACCACCAGAGGATGGAATTGGATTTGCAGATATTACACTAGCTAAAACAGAGGCAGATAAAGGACCAGGTGTGTTTTTAAAATAAACACCTGAAGTGTCAATAGTTGTCAAATCATTAGCAGGTACATTTGATGTAATGCCACCTCCTACTATATATTTTACATTTAAATTACTAACAGGAACTATTCCATATTCTTGAGTAAAGAATATAGATGCTTCATTATAGTTATTAGTTAAATCAGAAACGCCAGGAACGGACCCAGCAGTAATTGAATTAGCTGTTGGTATTATTTGCTTATCAGTATATGTTGTTGATAATCCTGCACCAAATTCAAGTTGTAAAGTATTATCAGATAAAAGTCTAGATACAAAACGCTGAGGTGCTCTTTCAATTTGTAATAAATAAGGTACCTGATCAGTAGCAAATGATGGATTAGCTATTTTTTCAAAAATTGAAGATTGGGCTAAATAAGGTACTTCATACCAAACATCATTAGCTCCTCCACTACCCGTTACTGTTAATATTTGTAAAATATTAGAATCAGTAATATTAACTGTTCCAAATTTTTGGTTTAGTGGAGGAGTAACAGTAATATTTTTAATTTCAGCTGAAATAGCAGGAATTGATTTTTTAAATAGAAAATTATTATCATCATAAAAAGTAATTTCAGCACTTCCAGTCTCAGTAAAATCAATTTGTTGTGTAGTTAAAAATCTAGTTCCTGTAGAAGTAGAGGTTAAATAAGTATTAGCTGGTATAATTAGTCCATATGTATTAAAATCAGGAGATGAAACACCACCACTTGATGTAATAGGAACTAATTGATATATATCTACTATAGTGCTTGATGCGTATGATGCTTTAGGACGATAACCCATAACATATGACATTGCATATAAGTTTTCTTTTTCCTTAGCATATAGTAAGAAATTTTCTTGTACTTGAGTATCTAAATAAAATGAAGTTACATCACCAACATATGAAGCCATTTCAATAAATAAGTTACCTGGTGTTGCTTCGGTAAAATCATTATATGCTGTTGGAAAGTAAGTTTTAGCATGTTGCTGTAAAGCTGCTTTAAAGCTTGTAAAATCTTTATTTAAATATGATATATTTTTATCCTCGTTAGTCATTATTATTGAAATTGTACTGTTACTTGATCTGGTGTATTAGATATATTTAAAACATAATCAACACTTAAACTAACTAAATTATAATCAGTATTTGGTGTTACAGTTATATTAACTAATGTTATCTGAGGAAGGTAAATAGCAATACTATTTGTTAAACTTGTTTTTAGTAACTCTATATTTTCCTCAGTTATATGAGCAAATAAAAATCGTCTTAATTCAGTTCCAAATCCAGGATTCATTACTCTTTCTCCTGTTTCTGTTAATAATAAATTAACTAAATTAGATTTAATTTGATCCTTAGTAGTATAAGTACTTTTAAATACCCCAGGTGCATTAAAAGGAAGTGCTACCCCAATTGCAATATTTTTTTGTAAATCTAATGGATTTACTCGTATTACGCGAGGTATTGGCATATTATCCTAAGTTTCTTAATCCTGATAAGTCTTGAACAGTCATATTAGCTCCTGCATCCTCAATAAAAGCCATAAATGGGTTATCAGCTTTAGGATCAACCTTTAATTGCGGTTGAGCTTGAGGCGTATCGTAACCAAACATAGCTCCCATTTTACTACGTAAAGCCGATTTAGCATCAGCTCCCATTGGTACATCATTACTAGAAAAACTAACTGTTTTACCTTCAGTTAATTCTTGTTTTCTTTGCTCTAATAATATCACACCAATTTCTTCACGAACTGCTTCGCGAACCGCTTCTTTAATTAATTGTTTAAATAATTTTGCATTCATATTTATAAATATTTTATCCTTGTAAGTTTTGTTGATCAATAACTAGTTTTAATTGTTCTATTAAATCATTAGGATCTTGAGTAAATGAAAATTCACTTTTAATTTGTTCTATGCCATCACGATTAATTGCTACGGCATAACGACGTTTATTACCCTTAACAACAAATCTTGGATTATCTTCTTCTTTAATTTTAAAATTAAATCCTTTATACGGTGGGTAATCCAGACCAGTTGGTAGAAAAAGATCAGATAAATTAGCTAAATTATCTAATGATTTTCCGTCTAATTTTAAACTAATTTCTTTTAATCTTTCTTTTAATTCTTTTATTCTATTAACCTCATTTCCAAGTAGTGTAGTAGCAATAGCTACAATAGTAGTTAATGCGGCTACTAATGCTAATAATCTTACTAATCTTGGTTGTAATTGTATTTTAAGAGGGAGTAAAAAAGGAAAAGGTAAATTTATTATTACAATAAATGCTGCTATTATAGCTGAAATTGTAGCTAGTATTGTTGTTATTTTTTGTAAAGCTTTTTTTAAATTTTCTAACTTTTTAGCACTATTGTTAATTAATGTAATAGCATTATTTCTTAAATTAGTAGCAATAATAACTGTTTGTTCATCTTTTACCTGTGTATCTATATAAGTGTTTACTTGATCTACTAAAAGCTCTAATCTTTTTCTTTGGGTAACTATATTAAAAAACTGTTTAACAAGTTGTAAAGCAATTATAGGTGCTAAACTTTTAGCAGTATTAGCAGCTACTTGTTTAGCTAAATCTATATTAGATTTTATTTCTTCACTTTGAGATTTTTTTCTTAATCCTTTTATTTTAGTTTTAAATATTTTTTGCCTTTGTTTTATTTTAGTATAAGGATCATTTTGTATAACATCTTTATCTTTTTTTATTTTTTCTTGCTCTACAGTTATAGCAGCTTTTTCTGCTAAATAAGCATTTTCAGCAGCTATTTTTATATCATTATACTGTTTTTCAGTAATTTGTTTTGAGTTATAATCTTTTTGAGCTTTTTTAACTGTTGCTTTTTGTGTTTCACCCGCTTGGTTTTCTTTAACAGTTAAAGCATTTAATTGATCATCTAACTGACCTGTTTTAGATTGATTACCAACAATTAGTTTTTCTTTATTTTTATCTATAAGTTGAGATCCAAAAGTTTTAATGGCAGTAGCAGCTGATATTGTTTTTAAAATATCAGGCGATATAACAGGTGCTACATTTATTTTATTTTTATCTGCCATTATGATGTAAATACTTTTTGTGATGGAATTTTTTCTATTAAATCACACATGCGTTGAGCATCTTTTATTAATTCTCTACCAGCAGCATTTATCCCCAATATAGGAGCTCCTTCAGGCACACCAACAGCACTGGATAAATAAACAGCTAGTTTAGTTAACATTGATTGTAAATGTTCAAATAAATTAGTAGTTTCGTATCCTAATAATACAGGTTGAAGAGGAAATGTTTTTGATTGATCATAAGGACCTAAAAATACTGAGTTTGAGTTTAGATGCACTCTTATATCAGCGTTTAAATTAATAACATTTTTAGTATTTATCTCAACATTAGTAGTAGCAAAAATCATTACTTCATCTTTTTTAGAGTTTAAAGTAACACGATCTGCATTTAATATAACTTGAGAATTAAAATAATCAGGTGCATTTAAAGGATTAGTTAAATTATTTAATACACCTGTTTTATTTGTTTGTAAAGGTAATTTTTGAGTTGATGTTAAATAAAGAGAAGATGCATCTAAATTTATTTTTTCAACATGGTATTTTTCTTCAGGTATATAAGCAAACCCATTTGATAAAATAGTAATTGGGCTATCATCTTTACCTATACTACTCCATTCATTTAATTTACTAAATAAAGTTGTTGTAGTAGAAAATCTAATAGCATTACCTTGTCTACCTTGTAAAATATGATCACCTTCAAAAGATAATAAAGTTTTAATTTGAGGATTTTCTACAAATGTAGCTCCTAAACTGGCATCTTTATCTGCTGGTTGGGAATTTTGTTGTTGATTACCATAAATATTAATAGTACTAATATAATATTTTTGAACAGAAGTATTTGATACTTGAGAGGCAGGAGATGGTAAATCCTCTAAAAATACTAACTCACCTAATACTGGATAGTATTGAAATTGAGGATAAAAAGGTTTAGCAACTTTACAATTGTTTAAAAAATTATTATCAACTGTTCCAACAGTATCTTTTGCTTGATCATAATCAAGATAAAAAATAGTTCCTACTCCACTGTAACCACCTGCCTTTTTAAACATTTCAGGAGTTGGAGTTTCGCTAGTAGTAACGACCCCATATACTCTACCTACTTGAGCTTTTTTAGTAGCTTTAGAGTTATTTTTACCTATAGAAGATACAACAGCCGATAAATTTTCTCTTAATCTCATTTTGCTACTTCAAGTTGCACTATAGGTGCTTGTTCAAGTAATTTTTGACCTTGTTCTTGTACTGCTTTTTGTTCTTCTAACAAAGCATTAATCTCATCCATATTAATTAGTTCAGTTCCACCATTTGTATTAATTGTCGCAGCACGTTGTGCAATAGCTGCCATTTTAATTAATTGTTCGTTATTTTTTACATTAACATCAATTAAATCCTTAACAGTAGGCATTAACATTACCGCGGAACCTGCATTAGATGTAGCCATTGGTTTCATAGTATCTATGAATTCTCCAATTTGCTTATCAATATCTTTATTATTTTTGTGTATCTTTTTAAACAAATCCGATAAGGACATGCCATCAAATACCTGTACGTCATCAAAATTAGTCATAAAATGCGTTTACCAATAAATATAAATACTTAAATCTTTATATATCCGTGTTGATAATATTCATTATATAGCTGGACATAAATAGCTTTAAGCTTTTTGATTATTTTAGTAATCTGAGGTGTTGATACGTCGGTAATTTCACGTATATAGATGTATAGTGCTTTTTTATTAAATATTTCTAATGTTTCGCGTTTACGGAATAACTCAACAATAGCGTCTGCTGTTTGAGCATCTTGTTTTTTAGGAAATAATCTGAATAGATGAGTATCAATGTATTTAATATATTGATCTATAAAACTTAACTCATCAAATACATTTTCTATATTTTTATCATTTTCATGTAATAATATTTGTTCATCATCAGATTCATCTATA